ACCCATCACGTTAGAATAAGCTGCCGCAGTATCACCTTTTTGAGCAAGTGTCATCGACTCCTGCATACTCTGCTGTAAGAAGGGAAGCATTTCCTGCGCTTGCTTCTGCTGCTCTCGTTGAGCCAAAGACGCGCCGACTTGTTGACCAAGTTTAGCCAAAGAATCTCCAACCCATGCGGTAGATTCCGATGCGCGATTGGTTCCCTGCATTATGAGTTCTGCGATAGACATGGTATTTTATCTTCCTCCGTAAACTATTGATTGTGGTCTTGGAACTCTTTCATTACTTCCAGCCATATCTCCACTTGCTACATTTCCTCCTTGGTAAATTCTTCCTCCTGCAACTTGACCATATTGATCTCCCTTTGTTTGGAATGTGTATGGTTGATTGTAAAGTGGCGTTGCTCCCGGCCCTGTTCCCGCGCCACCCATCATTCCACCTAACATTTGAGCATACTGTCCATATCCACCAGCGCCTCCCGCTCCTCCAGCAGCACCACTCATGCCCATCAATGCGCCAGAAGTTGCTTGTCCAATCTGCTGAACACCTTGGCCGACTGCTTGCTGGGCAGCGTAACTTGCGGCAATGTTTTCTTTGTTTGCTCCGTAGATGTTCTCGTAAACTCCAGCAGTTATTTTTGCTTTCTGTAATCCAACTTCTGCTGCTGCGGTCTGGAATCCAAGTTGAACTCTACCTACATCCAATGGGTCTGCTGTAAATGCTCTTGCCAATTGCTGCCAGTTTTGCGCTGTGCCTTGGATTTGAGAAGTAGCAGCAAGTCCAGTTCTTTGAAGATCAAGTGAGGTTAATCCAAATTGTCTTGGAACCAATGCTTGTGCTGCTTGGAATCCACCAGTCCTGCCAGCCATAGCTGGGTTAAATCCTGCGCCACCAAACTCAGCGATGTTTCGCATGGTTTGTTCTCTGACATCTTGTGGGATTTCTCCACGCAAGTATTGGTCAGTAACATTCATCGCTTGATTTAATTGTTGCGCTGATCTTTCCCTTAGTGCAGTTGCTCCGGGCTGAAACCTTTCAACTTGCTGTCTATTATATTCAGAAATTTGTGCAGCATCACCGATCATTGCTCCAAGGTCATATTTAGGAGCTTCAACGGCATTAATCATTCCTTGGACTTTACGTTGTCCTTTTTTAAATGCTGCTGCTGCTGCACCTTGAGCTTTCTTAGCCCTATTTGCTGCCGACATCGAGATGGCTGCTGACCCTGCCGCTGCTCCTACCGCAACTACACCAGCCGCAATAGCGAATCCGCTGGAATGAAACATCCGAGAATGTTTATCGTTGCCTAATGGGTCTGGTAAAAGAAATCTCATTTGATTAAATCGGTTCGGTTATGCCGCCACTTCTGAACCCTTGGGTCTTCCTTGGCGATGTGGGGATTAAAGTCTCTCGAAGTGATGCTGTCAATAATTTCGTCTGGATCAGTTAAATTTGTTACATGGCAGGTAGTCCAGATTGTGTCTTTATGAGTAGCCAGCAAACGCCTCGTTCCTGCTTCTGTAATGCCACTGTAGCCTGTTTTATAGCGGTGGGCGGGGATTCCATGATACCAGACAGTTACATCGCCTTTCATAATGAAAAACGGATGCGTTGTCAGATGAAGCAAGCTTGTGAGAATCGTATCCTTCGGCATATAGATTTCCCGAATATACATTCCCGGTGTGAACCTGTGAATTAACGGACATTCCCTTGGAGGTAGCTTTAGAATCTCCAAGTCCATCAAGTTAAGTTCATAATTTGGATCACCATACCCAACCACATTCCTTGCTTCGATCTTGTCTGGAATTGTCAGTGTCATCTATAAAGGAAATAATCGTTGGGTGATGGTGAAAGTAAATCAGAACCGATTAGGTTATCTGCTCTGCTATAGTTAGCGAATCGAATTGGTGCAGCAGTAGGGATTTCTGCGTTTGACATTTCCTTCTCTTGCTCTTGCACGGCGAGAGATAGGTTACTCAAGAACTCCTGCGCCTTACGATTCTCACGCGAATTCAATGCCAATACAGCATAGATCATCGCATCAGGAATGAACTCAACTAATTCTTTCGGATCAGTTAAATCGAAGTATTTCTTAGATGCGTATAGCGTGATACACTCGCAAGTCTTGGGTGCTTTAAATCGACGGAAGGTTGGATTAGCATCATTCGGTTGATAGATTGCTATCAGCGTCTTTGCTTCCAACGCGGTATCGTAGGCATACACCCGAATTCTTCCTTTGGTTACTGGCTTGCTGACCCCCCTAATCCCTTTCACAAGAAGATCAGATTTCGCCAGCGTTGGAGGATTAGCGACAGCTACCTTAACTTTGTGGTAAGTGTCATACTGATCTTGAGCATCAAACATCAACTCTACTCCGATGTCTTCAGCCTCCTCTGCCATTACTCCGATTTGATATGGATGCGTTGTGTAGTCACGGAAGAGAACATGGAGTCCTCCTACTTCTACAATTCCTCTATGGCATGAATTATCCCCATGAAGAGCGAACGCATTGGTTGCATTGAACCATTCATCCGCAAGAGATGTTGAGTCATCGCCTATCCAAGCAAGTTTGATTTGCTCATAGCGAGATGGTAGCGTGAAGCAATCGTTCACACAACAAATCTGGACGTATTCTTCTTGCGAAGTCCACGCCCTCTTATTCCACAACAATCTCCTCGCTTGGTTTACAGCTTTGACTCCGCGCTCATACGAACACGTGCCACTGTCTCCGACGAAACCCTTAACGAGTTCCACCATCTCTTCGAGGGTATCAGCCATAGGGATTATCGTTACCGATAATTATTTCTGGTAGCCTTGCTTTGGAGTGCCAGCAGTCGTGTAGATGCTTGGCTTTTTGGCTCCAAGGTTTGGCATATTGCCCATACCTTCGCCGATTTTACCGCGAGTTGGTGCGCCGCCAGAGACGAGCTTTGGGTCTGTTCCTTTTAGTGGTGTCATATGTTTAGTTTTTCTTTGTAATGGCTTATGGTGTAGAAGAATGAACCGCCATCCAGTTCAAGCTCGTAATTTCTGCAATGTTGTTATCAACGCGAATTGTAAATCCTGATGCGTTTTGGGAGATAATTGTGTAAAGCGGGGTTGATGCTGGAGTTCCAGAACCATAGATAGGAGTCAAAGAGATTCCATAAACAGCAGTTGGAAGAGCAGAACTAAAATTAATTCCAATAGATGTTGTGTCTCCAGCCGCGATTCCTGTTTGCGTTCCATATCGAACCTTAACAGTCGGAATTGTAGCAACAGTTGTTTCCAATGTATCAACTCGCGTATCAAGGGCGCTAATCTGTGTTTGTTGGTCAGCAAGGTCTTCGTTGATTTGAGCAATCTGTGATGGGGTTACATCGCCAAGACCCGGCACAAGAATAGTTCCATTAGAAAGAACTTCATCAATAAATACTTGAAATACATTTTGCCAGTTACCAGTTGGACAAAAGTCATCTGGAACATTTGGAAAAGTAATTGCTGGGCTGGAGTCGGAATTGTCCATAGCTTAATTGACGATATTATATTGCCAATATTTTTCTTGGCAACACAAAAATGGTTCGCACTCTTGATTTTCTTCTGGGCAGTCACCAACTGGAGAATCATCGTTATTCTTGATGTTTGCCATCAACCTTACTCGGTCAACTGTAGCTGCTCCGATTAAATTTATTTTAATCTGAAACTCGCTTCCTTCTACTGCTGGTATGCCTGCCAAATCATTACACTCACTTGGGTCTGGCGTGTTAAACTTATAGCGTTTATAGCGATTACCTCCTCGTTGTGGGAAGCATTCGGTTACCACTGGTGAACATGGATCGCAACCATAAGTTGTAGGCACTTTCAGTTCTGACCAGCAAGGATTAGAGTCAGCGCGAAACTCGGCGGAACTTTCTACCTGTCCTTTAATCTCACTCATCCACATTTCTCCACCAGTGATCTTCTTGCGGAGGAACTTGTTGGTAGCCCCGCTTCGGTTGAAATCATATCTGCCAGTCGTGAAGAAGGACTCAATCTGACTTGTTCCATTAGGGCCGTAGTCATCACCTTGGGCTACAGTGAACTCGTAAAGTCGGTTCTTATTGTCTTTGTCAAACGAGAATCCGAATCCACGCTTTTCATTTTGGATTAGTGCAGTTAGAAGTTGAGTTGGTCTGATGCCCGTCCATAATCCATTCCAACGGAATTGGAGTTG